ATATAGATGATTTAGTAGCTGCCTTGGCTAATGCACAAGAAAAACTAGAGACAGTTATAAACTATAAAACTGATTATAGTGTGTAAAACATGGAACAGTTTAGCTTAACTAAATTAACTAAATCAATAGGAGCTAAATGTAAAGAGTGTATCTTTGATTCACATTGCGTTGGTACGTGGAAGCAACAAGTTGCATTGTGTACTGCTAAGAATTGTCCTCTATATCCAGTAAGACCTATGCCAGCTTCTCTACCTTTGAACATTGTAGAGCATTATGGTATGTCTTTAGACGAGCTAGATAAAAGAGCAAGAAAGGTGTCCAAATAGGTCTGAAACACCCCCTGTGGGAGCATATTTCAGCTTTTTCAGGCGTTTTAAGAGCTTAGGGGTACAATCATAAGGGGTAAAAAAACGCCTCTAATATTTCTATTTTATATTTAAGGAGTAATACGTTGAGTTTAACAGGGACTAGAGATTATTATAAACCATTCGATCATCCGTGGATGTTTGATTACTATGTACAACAAAATCAAATGCATTGGTTCCCTGAAGATGTACCTTTGCATAATGATGTACAAGATTGGCAATACCTTAACGATAAAGAAAAGAATTTATTAACACAGATATTTAGGTTGTTTACTCAATCAGATGTAGATGTAAGTTCTGGTTATGTAGATAGGTACATGCGTATCTTCAAAAAGCCTGAAGCACGTATGATGATGGGCGCATTCAACAACATGGAGTCTATACACCAACACGCCTACAGTTTGTTATTAGATACAGTAGGTATGCCTGAGTTAGAATACAAAGCCTTTGCAGAATATTCAGCTATGGCAGATAAGCATGAGTATGTTAATAGTATAAAAGTTTCTAATAAAGACAAACAAAGTATAGCAAAAGCTTTAGCTGTTTACTCAGCATTTACTGAAGGGTTGCAACTATTCAGCAGCTTTATAATATTATTAAACTTCCCAAGGTTTGGTAAGATGAAAGGCATGGGACAAATAATAACCTACAGTATAAGAGATGAATCGTTACATGTAGAAGCTATGACTCAGTTGTTTAGAGAGTACATGCAGGAAAATATAGATCTATGGACAGATGATTTTAAAAAAGAAATATATCAGGCTTGTAGAGATATGGTAGATCTTGAAGATAGATTTCTTAATCTTGTATTTAAGATGGGAGACATAGAAGGACTAACACAGCGAGAAATGAGTCAGTATATAAGATACATAGCTGATCGAAGATTACTTCAACTAGGACTCAAACCTAACTACAATGTTAAAGACAATCCTCTGGGTTGGCTAGACGATGTACTAGGAGTAGAACATCAGAACTTCTTTGA